TATCTCGCGCCGTATCTGAAGCAGGCCAAGGACGTGGCATGGGAGTATCTGAAACGGTACTCACAGCCGATCTGGGCCAAGCCTCCGAATGAGTCGGAACTGTACGTCGAGATAATCGGCGGCAAGCGCATCAAGATTTACGGCGCTGACAACCCGGATGCCCTTCGCGGTGGCTATCTGGATGACGCCACGCTGGATGAGTACGCGGATATGTACCCCGGCATCTTCGGGTCAATCATCCGCCCCATGCTGGCCGACCGTCAGGGAACGGCGACGTTCATCGGTACGCCTAAAGGCCGCAATGCGTTCTTCGACCTGTTTGAGCGGGCGAAGAGTGACCCGGATTGGTTCCCGTTCTTCCTGCCTGCCAGCGAGACGCAAATCCTACCCCAAAGCGAGTTGATCGCTGCGGCTAGGGAGATGACGCCAGAACAGTATGAGCAAGAGTTTGAGTGTAGCTTTGAAGCCGCCATCATGGGCGCTTACTACGGTAAGGACATGGCTGAGGCTGAGAGAGCCGGGCGCATTACAGACGTTCCGCATGACCCTAAACTGCCCGTCTACACCACATGGGACTTGGGGATAGGCGACAGCACGGCCATCTGGTTCTGGCAGGCCCACGGCTCTGAAATCCGCATGATCGACTTTTACGAGGCCAGCGGCGAGAGCATCGAGCATTACGCCAAGGTCTTGCAGGCCAAGCCGTACAAGTATGAGACGGACTGGGTGCCACATGACGCAAGGGTCAGGGAACTAGGCACGGGCCGGACGCGCATTGAGACGATGCTAACGCTCAAACTCAAGCCCAAGCTGGTGCCAAGCCACAAGGTGCTGGATGGCATCAACGCAGGCCGTGTGCTGTTCCCGCGCATCTGGTTTGACCGTGACAAGTGCAAGGCCGGGCTTGAGTGTTTGCGCCAGTACCGAGCGGACTATGACGAGAAGGCCCGCGTCTATCGTGATGGCCCCAAACACGACTGGACCAGCCACGCGGCTGACGCCTTCCGCTACGTTGCAATGGCCTATCGAGAGATCAAGCCGGAGGTGAAGGAAGCCGACAAGCCGATCAAAGGCGTTCAAGACATGACATGGGACGATCTGCTGGCTAATCAGCCGGTTCATGTGGGCTACGAGCGCGCATAGACGTTCTATCGACAAGCCGCCTCGCGCACGATATGTTCCCGCTAACGCTTGCGAGGGGCTATGGCTTCCACAGAACTTACGATCCCCGGCGAAACCGTCGATCAATCGGCTATCAATCTTGTCACCAAGTGGATTGATGAGATTCAGTTGGCTGAACGCGAGTTGCAGCCGTGGTGGAAGGCTGGCGACATCATCGTTCGCCGCTACAAGAACGAGAACCGCAACCGTGATGGCGGACGACTGAGCATCAATGCCAATCGTCGCCGCTTTGCTGTGCTGTGGTCGAATGTGCAGACGCTTCAGCCTGCCATCTACGCCAAGCAGCCCAAGCCTATGGTGGACCGCCGCTATCGGGATGAAGACCCGGTTGGCAAGGTGGCGTCAGACGTGCTTGAGCGGGCCTTGGGTTTCAGCCTCGACCAGTACGACTTCGACGGACGGCTGAAACTGTGTGTGCTGGATTATCTGTTGCCGGGCCGTGGTCAGGTGTGGGTCCGCTACATTCCGCACATGAAGGCGCTGAACGCCGAGCAAGACCCTGAACTGGGCGAGGGCGAGGAAGACGCGGATACGACCGAGGTTGGCGAGGTTGAGGGCAAAGGCCCTGACGATTCAGCCATGCACGAGGGCATGGAGGGCGAGCCTCAAGAGGAAGTCGTTTACGAAGAGGTCCAGTGTGACCACGTCGCATGGAAAGACTTCCTGACCAATCCGTCCCGAGAATGGGCTGAGGTCCGATGGGTAGCTCGCCGCGTCTATATGACGAAGGAAGAGCTTACGGAACGGTTCGGGGCAAAGAAGGCTAAACTAGTCCCGATCACGTCCACATCGACGGGTCTTCTGACGGGTGCGGATGCGGCGTCGGATGCACAGCGCCAAGCCAACCAGACGGGCGAGGTCTATGAGATTTGGGACAAGACCACCAAGCGGGCGTTTTGGGTCTGCAAGGGCGTAACGAGCGGCGTTCTGGATGAGCGTGAAGACCCGCTTAATCTGCGAGAGTTCTTCCCCTGCCCTAGTCCGCTGAACGCCACGACGGCCAACGACAGCACGATTCCTGTTGCGGATTACGTCCAATATCAGGATCAGGCCGAGGAACTTGACGACCTGACGGGCCGCATTGGCAAGCTGCAAGAAGCCCTGCGGATGGTGGGTGTTTATGCGGGCGAGGCTAACCGCGAGCTTCAGTTGGTGTTCTCGCCGGGCAATGAGAACAAACTAATCCCCATCGACACGATGGACCTTTGGAAAGAGAAGGGCGGCGTTCGCGGCCTGATCGAGTGGGTTCCGGTCGATATGGTCATTCAGGTGCTGAAGGGGTGCTTTGAAACCCGCGCACAAATCCTGAATGACATTTACCAGATCACCGGCCTGTCAGACATCATCCGGGGCGAGAGCAATCCTAACGAGACGGCTACGGCGCAACGGCTGAAGGGCCAATGGGGTAGCCTCCGGGTCCGCGACCGTCAACGGGAGTTGCAGCGGTTTGCCCGTGACGCCATCCGCCTGAAGGCTGAAATCATCGCAGAGCAATTCAGCATTGAGACGCTGAAGGTGATGACGAACGTTAAGCTTCTGACTCAGGCGGAGAAACAGCAGATCGAACAGATCATGCCGCTTATCCAGCAAGCCGAGCAACAGGGTATTCCGGTCCCTCCCGGTATGGCCCCCGCGCCTGAAATGCTGGAGTTGATGAAGCAGCCGACATGGGAGGAAGTGCAATCGCTGCTGAAGAACGATGCGCTGCGCTCGTTCCGCATTGACGTTGAGACGGACTCGACGGTTGAGCCTGATGAGAACGCGGCCAAGGCGGCGTTTACGGAGTTCACGGGCGCTGTGGTGGGTCTGATGACGGCTGCGGCTGGCATCGTGCCGACAGCCCCGTACACAGCCCCTCTGTTCGCTGAGATTCTGAAGCAGGGCGCTAGGACGTTCAATGTCAGCCGTCAGATGGAAGACGTGATTGACAAGGTGTTTGAGACTGCCGAACAGCAGCCTCCTGCACAGCCTCCGGGTCCGCCGCCTCCTGATGACACGGCCATTCAGGTTGAGCAGATGAAGGGCCAGACGGCACAGATGCAGGCTCAGATCGAGCAACAGCGGACGCAGATGGAGGGCCAACTGGGGGCCGCTGAGCTGCAACTGAAGGGCCAAGAGCTACAGGTTAAGGCCGCAGCCCTTGCCCGTGACCCAACCCCGCAGGCGAGCGCATGACACAGCAAGGATTGAGACAGGCCAGCGCGTATGGCTTGAGCCTGTTCCCCACGGCGTCGAACTACAACGAGGACCTGATGCGTCTGTTTGATGCGGAGGGGGTTCCGGCAGGCTCGTTCAATGAGCGGCAACTGCGGTTCGTCAACTCGCGCCTGACTGCGAGCTACACCAATCTGACCGAGGCCATGCAGGCGTTTGCGGACAGCAAAAGCTTCTATAACTGGTCAACGCTTGGGACGCTGGACACTTGAGCCGGGCGACCTATCGCATCTGCCGGGCGTGTGGGGATATGCACGAAGTGTCCGAGTGGCCTTCGCCTTGCCTAGAGCAGTTTCGCAAGAAGCGTTCTGACCTTCCGATGCCTGCTCTCCGAGCGGACGGCATGGACCCGATTCTAAACCACGCCAACGGGCTGATGTACGACAGCCGATCAGCCTATGAGCGCGGGGTGAAGGACGCCGGGTGCGAGATTGTCGGGAACGAGAAAATCACACCCAAGCCACGGGCGGTGCTGTCTGACCGTGAGCTTAAGCAGGATATCAAGACGGCAATGGATCAGGTGGAGGCCAGACTATGAGCGACATGGAAGACGACATTCGGGCGGCAATGGCCGAGGTTAGCGGGAACGCGCCTGAGCCTGAGCCGGTTGAGGAAGTGGTGGTTGCCCCTGAAGCGGTAATCACTGAGGCAGAACAGCCCCAAGAGGATGCGGAAAAGGCGGCTGATGGCCGTGAGCGCGGCCCTGACGGCAAGTTTATTGCCAAACAGCCGGAAACGGTGCAAGATACTACCGACCAGCCCTCAGAGGCAGTCGCGGAACCTGCTAAACAGCTTGCCATCCGCGCCCCCGCTTCATGGTCGCCTGCGGCTAAGGCCACGTTCGATAAACTGCCCCCGGAAGTGCAACAGGCCGTTGCGAAGAGGGAGCAGGAGATCGACCACGGACTGCGGCGCAAGTCTGAGGAAGTGAAGCGGTACGAACCGCTAGAACAGCTCATTGCCCCGCGTCGTGCCCTTTGGGCTGCACAAGGGATGGATGAGGCTTCGGCAATCAAGACGCTGCTTGCGGCTCAGGATTTGCTGGAGAAGGACCCGACGCAAGGTCTTCAGTATCTGGCCCGTTCGTATGGTGTGAATCTAGCGAATCTTTCGGCCCAGCCGCAGGGACAGGCATATCAGCCCCAGCCCGCACCGGACAGCCACCCCGAGATTGCTACCCTGAAGCAACAGCTTCTTGACCTGCAAAGCCAAGTCCAGACGGCGCAAACCGCGCCTATCGTCAGCCAAGTTGAAGCCTTCCAGAACGACCCCGCCAATCTGTATTTTGAGAACGTCCGCGACGATATGGCGGTCCTCTTGAAGAACGGTAAGGCGACGGACCTGAAGGAAGCCTACGAGATGGCCTGCTGGATGAGGCCGGATATTCGCCCGTTCCTGCAAACCACGCAGGCCCCGGCGGCTCCCACGCAGGACAAGGCGGCACAGGCTCGCAGGGCGGCTGTCAGCGTTACGGGATCGCCGGGAAAGCCCCCGATTCCGAAGTCCAACGGATCAATTGAGGACGATATTCGCGCGGCTTTTGAGGAAGTCGCCGGTACGGCCTAGGAGAACATAGATGGCATCCCCGAATGTCTCGGAAATCGCCA